CGCACCGCCGAGCACACCGCACCGCCGAGCACACCGCACCGCCGAGCACACCGCACCGCCGAGCACACCGCACCGCCGAGCACACCGCACCGCCGAGCACACCGCACCGCCGAGCACACCGCACCGCCGAGCACACCGCACCGCGGCCGCCGCGGTGCTCGAGCGCCACAGACCGCACACCGCACCGCCGAATACCGCTCGAGCGCACCGCACACCGCACACCGCAAATTTCCCCGCAAAAACAGGCCAAAAAACTTTTCCTGTTCTCCCCGCTTGCATTATCCCGATATCGGGGTTATCGTATTGAGGCGGTGCGGATTCCCCGCGACGCACAAACACCCAAGGGTAGTGAAATGACGATCGTCAACAAAATCGCTCGAGCCGTTAAAACCGCCGCGGCCGCGGTGCTCAATTGGAGAAACCCCCGCTTCAAGCTTTCCCCGCCGAGCGATAAGGCGGCCGCGGCCGATAAGGCGGTGCGCAACATTCTGAGCGACAACACAAAAATCCGGAAAACCCCTAACGGCGCTTCTATCATCAATGCTGGTATCAGTCTCGCGCCGTCAAAGCGTAGTGGCGTGGTGAATGTCTGCCCGCATGCCACACGGGCTTGCATTCTGGCGTGTGTGCTGTGGTTTGCGGGCCGTACGGTTACCGCAACGGTGCGCGCGGCCGCAACCAAACGTACTCGTTTGTGGGCATACTGGCCGCAACGTTTCTACCAGCGGCTGAATTCGGCGCTTGTGGCGCTTGCAAGGCGGGCGGCCAAAAAAGGCGCTCGGGCATTCTGCCGCCTCAATACCGCCTCTGATATCGCACACCCCGCGGAAATCATGCGCATGCACCCCGACGTGACATTCTACGATTACACCGCATGCGCCGAGCGGTGCCGTCGATACGCCCGTGGAGAATACCCCGCAAACTACCATCTATCTTTTTCCGTCAAGGAAAGCACAGACTACCGCACCGCTCGGGAAATGTACGATCTTGGCGTGAATATGATCGTCGTTTTCGATAGCTACTATTTCGGGCCGCGGCACCGATACGGACTTCTCCCAAAAACGGTCGAGTTTTTCAATCACACGACCGGGGAGTGGTTTGCAATGCCAGTTGTCGACGGAGACATTTCCGACGTCCGGACTCCGGAATTCGACGGGAAAGGGGTGTGCGTGGGGCTGCGATTGAAAGGCGGTCGAAAGGCTAAACAGACCGCTATTGAGCTCGGGTTTGCAAAGCCGTTCCCCGCTGGGCAAACATGGTTTGTCGACGAATTGCGACAGGATGGTACCGCCGTTATCGATCTAGCTTGGGTATCGGATCGTCCAGAAACGGAAGAGATTTTTCCCGTGCTCAATTGAGCACCACAGACCGCACCACAGACCGCACCACAGACCGCACCACAGACCGCACCACAGAGGAAAAACCATGGAAAATGTAATCACCGCGGCCGATATCGTCCGGAACATTCGGCCGGAGAACAATCCGGGAAACCGCCTTTCCGATCTCGAATTAGTGGCCGAGGAACGGCGCTTGTCCTACAGCTGTGCAAGTTTCGGCGGTGCTATGCTCTTGCAGGCCTACAGGCTGGAAATGGATCGTCGCGGTTTGAAAAAACCGACATCGGCACAGTAGGGAAACCCCGATAGACCGCACCGCGGGGTAATCCCCCCCGGTGCGGTTTTTTGTTGCGCACACCGCACCGCCGAGCACCGCTCGAGCGCCACACCTGGCACAGACCGCACCGCACCGCACCGCACCGCACCGCACAGACCGCACCGCACAGACCGCACCGCCGAGCACCGCTCGAGCGCCACACCTGGCACAGACCGCACCGCACCGCACCGCACCGCACCGCACCGCACCGCACCGCCGAGCACCGCTCGAGCGCCACACCTGGCACAGACCGCACCGCACCGCACCGCACCGCACCGCACCGCCGAGCACCGCTCGAGCGCCACAGACCGCACCGCACCGCTCGAGCGCCACACCGCGGCCGCCGCGGTGCTCGAGCGCACCGCAGACCGCAGACCACAGACCACAGACCACAGACCGCACACCGCACCGCCGAGCAAAAACCGCAAAAACACCGTAAAAACAGGCGAAAATGCAATAATCTTTCCTAAATTACCAACACTTGTGGAAACAAGTATCGTTTGAACGAATGTCGTGGCGACGATGATCGTCTGGACGGATTTCGCCTGGGAATCGGGACAACCAACCGCAGACAACCAACCGCAGACAACCAACCGCAGACAACCAACCGCAGACAACCAACCGCAGACAACCAACCGCAGACAACCAACCGCAGACAACCAACCGCAGACAACCAACCGGAAAACGCGGAGTCCTGTTGACTCGGAAGCCGATGTCGGGATAATCCTCGCCGGAGGGCATCATGCCAAAACGCACCACCCCAAAAGCTCGAGCACGGAAACCAGCGGCGGCCGCCGCCCCTTCCGTCGACATCTCGAAGATGATTCCGTTGCCGGAGGCGGCGCGCCTGGCAGACGTCGACGAAACATGGCTGCGAAAGCTTGTTGCGTCCGGCAAGGTTGCCGGTCTGAAGATTGGCAGAAACTACATTGTCGATGCCGATTCCGCCAAGGCTTTCCAGCGCGACCCGAGCCGCGGCCGCCCTCGCGTTGAGGGTTGATTCCCTTTTCATTTCCGATCGCGGCACACTGCCGCCCTACAATCCCGACATCGGGATAGAGCAGCGAGGCCGATAATGGCGAAACGAAAACGATCCAGGCAAAAGCTCGACAAGCTCTGCGACGAGTTCCGGGGGAGGATGGAGTTCCTCGAGACGATGTGGAACTGCAAGACGGAATACGAAGTCGATTACGCGACCGGCCGAGCCTGGTTCAAGGTCACGCCGGCAGGCTCGAGCGTGACGCTGTCCGTCTACGGCGTCGACGTGGAAGAGGTGCTTCTTCCCGGTGCGCAGCAGTAATCGAAAAACTTTTTCTCTCCCCTCTTGCACTGATATCCCGATATCGGGTATATCTACCGCGGCGGGGGATTCCCCGACACCACCAACCTCCCCGGAGCTCTCCCATGAACGCCGACACCATGATCACCGCGACCATCCGCGACACCGAATACACCCTTCGCGCCGATTGGCACGATCCCGATTGCGACATCGAAATCGACAACGGCTACGAATGCGAGCCGATCGGCAACGTCGTTCGTGACTTTGCATCACCCATCGAAGCGCTGATCGCGACCATCCACGCCAGCTACGACGACTGGACCGCAGACGACCTCTCCACCGCCGCCATCCTCCGCTCCGCGACGTTCGACGGCGTCCCGGTTCTCGCCCCGGATGTCCCTGCTGCCGTCTTCGGCCGTCGCAACTACGGGGCGTCGGACATTGCCTGCAATCTGCCCACCTCCGACGGCGGCGACCTCCCCGGATGGTGGTTGCACATGGTGGAAATGGCGGACTGCGGCGAGCCGTCTTCCGTTTACCTTGTCGACATCTACCGTGCCGCCGTCGCCCGCATCATCGGGGCCGACCGTGCCGCCGATGTAGTCGGCGCTGTTGCCACCGCTTGATTCGCCCCCCGCCCGGCACTTCGCCGGGCGGGCAACACCTCAGGAAAAGGAACGAACGATGACCGCTTTCGATGTCCGATGGATCGACAACGCCGCCGACGCCGACGCATTCGTTGAATCGCACCCCCACGTCGAGCTTCAGTTCCGCAAGGTCCGCGACGGCTGGGTAGCAACGATCGCCGGCACGACAACCCGCGTCCTTCCGCACCGACCGATGCGGCTGGATCGGCTGCGGCTGACGCTAGCGACCCGCTACCTAGCGGCCTGCTATTCCGACCATGCCTCCGTCAACTTACGATGGGCGCGAGCGCTGCCGAACTGGTCGCACAACGACGGCTTGGGCGCGATTCCCGAAATCGCCCACGCCTTGATGAGGGCCGAAGCGGCGACCGCCTGACCACCGACCGACGACACCAAGACAACCACAACCCACAACCAACGGAGAACCAACCGATGGACGACATCCGCCACCTTCTCGCCTCCGGCGCCCGCATGGTGCGACTCGCGAGGGGCGAGAAGCGCCCGCTCGGAGCAGGCTGGCCCGACAGGGCGACAACCGACCCCGACACCGTGGCCGCATGGCTGCGGTCGGGGTCCGGCGTCGGCCTACTCCTCGGCCCCGCGTCCGGTCTGATCGATGTCGAGTTCGACGAACCGGCGGGGCGCGATGCTCTCGCCCAGATGGGCGTCCTCGACCTCCCCACGCCGACATGGCGGTCGCACCGGGGCGAGCACCGGCTGTTCAAGTGGACAACCAATCTCCCGGCCGTGGCGTTCCTTCATGCCGGTCCGCTCGAAGTCCGGATCGGCGGGCGCGCCGCCCAGTCCGTCCTCCCGCCGTCCCGACACCCCGCCGGGGGCCGGTACGAATGGCTGCTCACCCCAACCAACACGCCGGTGGCCGATCTGCCTGCGGCGATCCTCGACGAGGTGCTCGCATGCGTCGGCTGACTTGGGACGGCGTCCTGCAAGCCCTCGTGCTTGTCAGGCTCGGGCAGGAACTGGGAAGCGACTCCACGCTCGCCCGTGCCGTCCGCGACCTTCTGGGGGTGATTCTGGGCCTTTAGCGCCGGGGGGCGAGCGCCCGCGAGTATTCGCGGAACTTCGCCCGCTGGGAGTGGTCGACGAACCACGTTTCCAGAAGCAGAATCCACGCCGTCCCAACCAACCCCGCGTGGATAGACTCCCACTCCGGCGACACGCCGTGCCGGGCCTCCCAGACCTCCCGCACCTGGGCGCGCGCGAGCAGGCCAACGTGGACGATGCCCCGGTGGTGCGGGGAGTTCGACGCCAGCCGGTCGAGCGCGTGGTGCGGCCAATGCCGCAGGAGGAGCCGGACGAGCTCGTCGGTCGCTTCCGGCCCGGCTGCGACTGCCCGCACCCCCAGGTGCTGGCGGGTCCAGGCGACGAGGATGTCGATCTCCGGCATGGCGGGGGCGGACATCATTCCTCCTCGCCGGACAACCGACATCCGCAGCCGCAGTCTCGCTCGCACGGCATTTCGATTTTGCCGTCGGGCTTGTAGACGGCGTGGACGCAATCCGAACCGCACCCACAACCAACCGCCGGGGGCGGGGAGGGTGGCTCCGGCGGGGCGTCGGGGGCAAACGACGCATAGGCGGCGGCCACCGCCGCAGCGGCTCGAGGATGCTCGCGGTCGACCTCGGCCGGATCGGCGGACAGGGAGGCGAGCAGGGCGATCAAGGAGCGGTAGAGGGTCACTGGCTTCCTCCTTCGTCGCGATCGATAAAGGCAGAGATCGACGCCGACAGCCGCGCGAACAGCCACCAGCCAGCGAGGACGATCAACACGCCAACGGCGGACCCGATGGCGGCGACGCCGGCTATCCAGGCGACGATCTCAAACAGAATCGGGTCCATGCTCACCAACCCTCCCGGTGGTCGAGGATTCGATGCCCGTCGGCGTCGACCGACGGCGCGCGAACCAATTGCTGCGAGGGCTCCGGGGGCGGGGTTTGCTCGCCGGCCAGCGCCACCCACAAGCCGAGCCGCGCGAGCGACCTTGTCACCCGAACCAGCGCCGACAGCACCGGACGGTCCGGCACGGGGTGGGGGTTGAGCGGCGAGCGATTACTCGAGCCCAGCCACCACCCAATCGCGACCGCCACCAGCACAACGGTGAGCATCTTCCTGTCGATGAGCATCGATCACTCCGGGGTCGAGGGTGACGGTTGAGGCTGGAACCACGCAGCGTGATCGATGTCTCGGTAGCGGAATCCGTCCACGCCACCGACGGCGAACGAGTCGCCTTGCGCCAGGGCGGCCTCGACGTGGCGACGCTCGGCCCAAAACGAGCCGGCCGGTTGATCGGCAGGCCACCGCCCGCCGTAACGCAGCCACTGCGTTCCCCAACTGTTTTGGATGAGGGCGCCGTCTCGAGGATTCTTGACCGACCCGTCCTTCGGCGCGTTCCTGGCATGCCTGGTCGCGACCACGCAAACCGCGTGACTCCAAGACGACCCCCTTGGAAGAAATCCGTCCGCGTCGGTGACGGTCGTGCCGCCGTAGCCAACCGACGAGCACAGCACCACCGCATAGCCCGACTCCAGGGCGGCGCAGAGTTCGTCCCAGGTGTTGACCTGGGCGACTGCCTGGGCGCGATGCTCAAACGCCAACTGCGCGAGGTCGTCGGGGACGCCGACGCGACCCCAGTCGCGCGACCGTGGGATGGAGTAGTCCGATAGGTCGAGCGCCCCGTACTTCTGCCGGTACAGGATGCCGCCACGCCGAAGCTTGTCGAGGCCCGCAACCCACCGCGCCGCCGCCGCCCCGTAGCTCCCGTCCCCGCCGTTGTTCGTCTCGGTGCCGAACGGCGGAACCTTGAGAGGCGGGAGCCTCCCGAGTGTGCGCGACCCCCCGTAGATCGGCTCCGTCGCGCATTCTGGAGGCGGCATCGGCATGCGGCCGACGACCCAATCGCAGCTTTGCCCCACTCGAGACGCGAGCGCGAACGCAAACGACACGCACGAACCGTGGTTGCCCTGGTTGAGCGACTGCCACGGCACCCCGTAGACGGAGCGGTGCGCCTTGTCGAGGTGTCGGTACGGGAAGGTGTCCCGGTACTGCACCTTGGCGACGGCTTCCTCGGCGGCGTCGCCGAACGTCGGGTGCTCAAGCTCGGCGAGGAACTCGCGCGTCCCCTGCGGGTCTGGGGTATACCCAAACCGGTCTTCGACGGTGTCGGCAAGCCGGTGCGTCGCCCGGTCGACGAGCGCCCCGAGTGCTGCCGCGACGATCACAAAGAGGATCGCCGACCACGACCATGCCCTCGCCGATCGCGTCATCGGGATACTCCTGCGGCCTGGGAGGCTGCGCGGGCGATTTCACGGTAGGCCGCCACCCACTTCGCTCGGCCGGCGGCGTCCACCGGCCCGCCATCGGTGCCGACCGCCGCGTCGAGGTACTTCGCGATTGCGTCCCTCGCCAGCGGGTGCTTCTGCCCGAGGAGGACGCCCCGGCAGCGGAGTTCCCTCGCACTGCGGCGAAGGTCGTCGAACTGCGCGCCGGTCCGCAGGCGAGGCTCGGCGCCGGAGGTTGGCGCGCCGTCGTACTCGAGGACGTCGGCGATTTCTGCGAGCAACGCTGCCGTCACCCCGGCGTCGACGCTGGCGTCCTGGCCGACGAACGAGCCGCGTAGGTCAAGGCCGACGACCGGCGCCGGGCCGGGGGCGGGGGCGGGGGCTGGCGTTCTAGATTCCAGAATCGAGAACGCGATCATCCCGCCGGCGGCGAGGATCGCCAGGAGCGTGAGCGGGTGCGGGCCGCCCTGCGACGCCGCCCCCGGCATCCCCAGCGGCTTGATGCCTGGAGGGCCGATCGGCGGAATGGGCGGCAGGGGCTGCGGCTGCGACGGCCGCGACCAGACCAGGTAGGCCACGGCAGCGCCGACTGCGAGCATCCAGAAGGGCGGCATCACGCGGCTCCGGTGGTGGCGGACACGGGCAAACGGAATCGCAGGGCAGTCAGCGCCGTCTCAATCGCGCCGGAGGTGGCGGACACAACCCGCGAGCGGATGAACGGGCCAACAACCGGCCAGAGGAATGCGAGCGGGGCTGGCAGCAGCGACACGCCGACGGCGTCGACGAGCAAACCGACGACCGACAGCACCCACGCTTTCTTGTCCGGTCCGGCGAGCGTCACCCCCTCCAGACCGTGGACGGCGAGCACGACGAGTTCGTCGCGCAGGACGGTGAACTCGTCTCGCGTAAGGCCGCCGCGGGCCTTCTCGCGAGCGGACCCGAGGAACTCCATGACCTCGGCTTGCAGGAACTCAGGGGTCACGCCCGTCATGTGGTGCCTCAATTGTCGATGTAGGTGCCGACTCCGCAGATGGCGACCTCGAGCAGCACGGCGGCCGCACCGGGGTTCGCGACGTAGATCGTCTTGTTGCCAGCGGTGAGCGTCACGCCGTCGGCATAGTCGCTCCACCGGTAGTCGCCGCTGCGGTTGATCCGGGCGGCGTAGCCGGTCGTGTCGGACGGGCTCGACACGCCCCACAGGACGTAGCGACCGGCAACCGTCTCCTTGTTGACGACCATCACGTCCTTGACGACGGAGAACGAAACGTAGCCCGCGAAGTTGAACTTCTCGGCAGCGAGGTTCGTGAGGTCGAGCGACAGCACCTGTCCGGCCGGAACGGTGACGAGTTCGGCCCACGCGGCGTTGGCCTGGTTGCTCGCGGTGCCGTTGGAGACGGTCCGCGAGACGGACGTTTCGTACCCCTCGCCCAACGTCCCGAGTTCCGGCGCGCCTGCCAGAGAGTAGGACAGACGGTTCGCCGTCGAGATCGACATCGCGGTCGCCATTGCTCAGTTCCTTCGCAGGAGGTCGCGGACAGGGATTCCCGACACGATCGACAGGTACTCGAGGTCAGACATCCGCATCCTCACCGGGGCCGATTCGCCCCCGCTGCGGATGCTCGTGATCGCGCCGACTCCAGCCCGCTGGTATGACGGAACGTAAACGTGAAACCCCGGCGACGAAGGCGTCGCGAGGGGCTCGCGCCCCCGGCCGGAAACCCGGAAACTCGCGTCGTTGCCAGGCTGGCCGGCCATTCTTCTAGTGTACCTGTGATCAGGCACCTCCGTGGGGGGCGTCGGCGATCGTGTAGTGCCGGGGAGGCGGCGACCCGCGCCGCCGTTCGTTGATGGCGCTGATCTGCGGCGTGAGCTTGTCGGCGACGAGCCGCCATCCGCCGGGGATGTTCCGGTCGTCGACGAGCGTCCCGGCCGCCTGGGCGTCGGCCAGGATCGCCGCGCACGCGAGCGCCGACCCGAGGTGCCGCACCCCCTCTTCGTCGACCTCCTCGCCGTCGAACCACGCTGCCATGTGCCGGAGCATCGCGGCGTAGTAGATCGACGCCCGCACGGGGATCGCCCGCCAGTTCATCCGCCCGTACTTCTCGGCTCCGTTGTGGAGCGCGATGCACCCCTCGGCCGTCGCAGTCGCCGGCCAGAGGTGGAGGGGAAGTTTGGTCGAGCCAATGATGTCCTTGGGGTTTGCGGGGTCCGGCGTCCGCTCCGGCACCACCTGGGGCGGATCGCCGCCGTACTCGTCGAGGTCGTCGCCGAGAGCGTGGGACGCAGGCGGCTGCGTCGCTGAATAGACCTTGCGCTGGCGAACACGCTGGCCGGTGTTGGTGGTGGCGATCGTTGACCATTCAGTAGTGCTCGACACAGATTCCCTCCGTTCTCGGATCATGTTCAGAAGTCGAATGCAGTCGGCCGCCAGCGTCCCCGAAGTCCCCGTCCACGCGCCGGAGAAACGTCGCGCCCGCATCTCCACGTCGCGCAGGTATTGCTCCTCGGTCACGAAGTCCTCACCACGCCGTCGGAAGTGATCCGCAGATTGCGAACGTCGAACTGCCCGTCCTTCTCCACCTCGACGATCGCGAACCCCCAGTTCCACCGGTTGATTCGCGAGAATTCCGGAGTGAGGTGGCACAGGCATCCGGCCGACCAGCAGAACGTCTCAGCCTGGAACATGTCCGGCTCGCAGTGTCCGCTCGTCTGGTGTTGGTGTCCGATTAACACGGTGTGCTTCGTCCGCATGAACGCCCCTCGCGCGGGGTTCACCGGCGACGAGATTCCTCGAGGAAGCTCATGCCCGTGCAGGACCGG